GCAAACCTGATTTTCCGAGGGGCTACCCACAGTTATAAAAACTGCTGGTTCAGCCAGAGTAACCCTTTCGGAAACGCAAAAGCTTAAAAAACCTGTTTATCGAGATTCCACTACTCCCCGCGTGGGGAGTCGTTTGCACGGATATTCTCAATAAATGTTAATTTTTCTCCTATAGACTATAGGTATTAACTTTCAGGAAAAGTTGCAATTGCTAGCACTACGAACCCACACCCAGTGCGGGCTCCAAAACATCATCACACCGTCCTTTATAACTTTCTGCTAGAAAATTATAGCGACCATCCTCATATTTAATGCGATTTTTTTTAACCACACGCGCAAACCAATTTTAAAAATCAGTCTCTGAGACGCGCACATGGCGAGTTTTGGATTTAATCTACTGCCTCACGGAAGGGAAAACAGTTTCTGCTACGTATCGTTCCGTCCTGCGTTTACTTTCACCTAATACGATTTTGCGGGTCGTAATAGGTAGCAGACCGGTGTCTGTTCGCGAAAATTCTTCCGTGGTCTCCCCACTCGAGTTTGTACTCAAGTAGTGTTTTACTCTCTCTATTTTGTTTGCAATCGACTCACTATCAATAGAGCAACTTGTGATGTCGTTGAGCGTAATATGTGTACGGATATTGCGTTGAGATAGAACAGTTAGAAACTGTTGAAAATACACATTTTGTTTGGTCCCAGATTGAAACGCTCGTTTGTTTTGAAGAAAGTCTCGAAGAATATAACCATACATATGATTAGGTATGACAATATCAGCTAGAGTAGCTTCCTTCACAGTTGGAACAACTGTTCGGTCGAACAAATTTCGTTCTACTTTCACATTGCGCATATTGGCAAAGACCTCAATTGGAATTGTTTTGAGTGCGGTCATTGCGTTTGAGATGAAGTTTTGTGGTTCAACAAGCAAAGTCGGGAATACAGGATTATCCTGGTAATTCTCCTTGACATACTTGAGCATCTCTACAAAGCGCGAAATCGGAATATCTCCAGAAATCGCGCTTGAATTTGCGCTTGGTTGTTCTTTTTCTTTTGGCGTCAGCAAATTAGATCCAATGTCGATCACTGCATCAGCCAGTCCTCCTACAACATTTCCACCAATGGCGTGTGCTGCTCCACTAAGGATAGGCGCTGCGGTGTTAACCAAACCGTTAAGGAGTGGACCACCAATGGCTGAAACTGCTGTTCCTGCAACACCAAGAAGGCTCTTCAAGCCAAAAATTCTCGACACTGCTAGATCTACACAATCTCCTGGGAGACAATTGTGCAGAATACGACCTGCTACACCGGTAGGGAGGTTAGCCGTGATAGTATAATTACCAATCACTGGGCCAAAACCACCTGCGCTTTTCGGTATCAGATGAGCAAAACGCTGAAATTTCTGAGAAATTGCATTCTGCTCTCCGTCCCAAGCGAAATCGTATATAGTTGCGAGGTCCAAAGGAATGGACGTCACTGAGTCAACGGGAACATTTCCCTTGAACACCAGAACTGGAAATTCATCCAGCTCCAACTCCTCAGTCTCACCCAACGCCTCGTGCACATTATATTCTTCGGCACTTAGAGCGGTTGCGGGTGTGATAAACTGCTGAGGGTTTGAAACTGCATTAGGTGCATTTTCTGGTAGACTCTGTTCTTCTCCTCGAATTCGGAGGCTATCGTAGTGATACATCAAAGCTTCAACGAGCTCAAAATGACGTGTATCCACATTATTGTCAGGTTTCATCGGCAATTGGAATTGCGAATCGCCAGGTCGCAACAAAACGCTAACGTTAAGGTCAGCAATGTCGCTAGTTCGATTAAAAGCAATAATGCGATATTGCAATTCAACCTTACTTTCGGCGGTTCTCATCCACGGGTTTAGTCTATGCCTTGGCAAACTAGCAGTTGTTGCTAGTCCGTTCATAACCTTTGGAATAATTGGGATTTCTACTTTTCCTCCAAACTCTACCAGTGAAATACTTGAGTTATTGATTGAATCTTTAACTTCGAGCACTCCACTGATTTGCGGCGGACGTGGTATGTTAATCTGTGCAACCATTGTTCGGATATATCCAATACTTTTCGATCCGGTTGTCCAAACATTTCGCCTCCATGGTAGAACCATCGACTCACCATCCCTAGACAATGTAACATTGTTGTACGGGTCTATGGTTAGTGTGGTCCAATTCATGTTGGCTGGATTTGACAGACTGATTTTGGCAAAATCATACCACTTTGTTGCCAGATGTCCCGTGTCGTTCTTTCGTGTTGCCACTAATGACACCGGGACTTCTGGCTGTTCTGCTTGTGTTTCGACAACTGGCGCTACAGGAATCGCAGAATGGTCATAGACCAATTCCTGTACAAGTTTACCACCTTCGGCTGTAACTTCATTGTCAGCTTGTTCTTCGCCCGTAATTGGTTTAGTTGGGGGAACGGGCGGCTTTGGCACTGGAACTGGAATAAAGTTCATGCCTTTTTCATTATAAGCTGACGTGTCCGCATGCCTATAGCCTGTGGCTTTAATGTTCGCCATGCAACACCAAACGGTGATGCTGAGTGGGGTGTTGACCGTCTCGTTACTGTTATCTTCGATGGTTTCAATAACAATACTTCCTCCACTCTGTCCAACTCGACCTACGGATGTTTCTACGGTCGACAGATCATTGCTCCAAGGGACTGAAAGTGCAATAGTTGGAGATGCACTTGGTTTGAACCGAATTCCTCGTGTCACGGTTGTAGTGTCAAATTCAGGAGCGTAGATCTTCAGATAGATACCTGTTCCCAAGGGTGCTGGAACGTGCACTATATAATAAAAATCCGCATGGAAATAATTATATAGTCCTAACACCGTTCTCTGTTGGTAAGTGAAAACAGGATCTACTACAAGTCGGGTTCCTACTGCTGGAGCAGAAAAACGGCGTGGCAAGAAAGCACTAAACGCATTACCAATATCGGCTCGACCAAATATAAAATCTGGTGTGATATTTTTACGTGGAGCTCGCAATTGGTAAGCAACAAAGGGATCAATCCATGCTGGATGGTTAACCACTTGTGGCTCTCCTACTTCACTAACTACTATTCCAGTTGAGGTGTTGTCGTCTTCTTCGGTTGTTTTGGCAAGGGTTGACAGGCCAGCGATGACGCGTAGAGGCATGTCATATATATGCATGGTTTGTGTTGGATTCTGCATATTCGTCTTGCGGTTAATCTCTCTGTGTTAACCAAACAGGTTCTGACAGTTTAATGTCGTGTCATAGACATGTCATGTCCGGTTTTTACATAGAGTCATAAATTACTGATGTGCTTCCAGTTATATCTTCGATATTGTTTCCGTTAGCAAAGTAACCATTAACTCTATAAGGAACACCTTTTAAAACGGGAACGTTAGCCAAACTATATGATGTTGTCAACGAAGTAATCGTTAATATACTTGTAGCTGTTCCCGAATTTGTAGGTGCTGCTCTTACTCCAGTGCTATAATATACGTCGGCGAAAAAGTATATTGTGGTATAGCGAGTAGTTCCATTTGGCTTGTTGATCACGAATTTGTAAATTCTATCTTTCAAAACCCACGGTCCTACATCTCTAATCTCTAGCGCGGCAATTCTGGTGCGTAATGCCTCAATGGAGTTAACATTGGCGTTCACTGATACGTGCAATTCTCCTATCTCATCTTTCATCGTCTCAAGTGAATGTTCTACGTCTTGTTGTTTTTGTGTGACGGTTGCTACATCTACCTTTAACACGGTAATCTCATCAGTATTAAATAATACTTGTTTTGTAAGAGATTCTGTTGTTGTGTTCAACGTGTCTAAGGAGTCTCTCGTAGTTTGATCAAGCTCGTTTAATGCTGTGGCAAAGGTGTTAATCTGCTTTGCCTGTTGACTCGTTGTTGTGGTTAATTTATCAACTTCTAAACTCATTTCTACCAATGTTGTATTGATATTAACGAATTGTTCTTCATTTCGAGCTTGATTGTTATCAACTACTTTAGCTAAACCATCAAGTTGCAGTTTTTGTTGATCGAGCTGGGTCTTTACTGCTGTTACTGAGGCTTGAATCGACTTAATCTCAGTAACCTCGTTCTCGTCTAAAACGGCGAAAAGAGTGGTGTTTTGATCAAAAATCTCCTCTTTTAATGCCATAATAACGATTACAGAATTTTTGGAAAGTAACTTCCCAGCTCGTATTCAACAATACTGCTAATGCTCCATTCAAGGTTCTATTTGTACCACATTTTAGCTTTTGACAAAGCTCATTGTAATATTCCTCACCCCAAAGAGCGGCTTCGATCAACTGTTCTTGCACGAGATTTACCCACACAGTTATCTGATCTTCGCGGATATCAGTCCATACAAACGGTCCTTCAATAGATCGTTGTAGCAATGGAGCTAAAACCATACCGTTTTCCAACTTAAACCCTCTTTTCAAGAATTGTAAGTTTTCGAAAGAAGTAAATGGCTTCTCTTCTCCATCCTTTGAACCTGGTGTCATGATATGTCCTGTAGCATTTAATACATCTCGGTAAGTACAATAATTATACTTATCTTTATACTCATCGCTAACGCTTTTTATAATATCATCACCAAACGCAACGCTCGAGACATTCTGTCGGTAATCCCACAGCGATCTTAGGCCGGTTGTCTTCACCCACGCATACAAACCATAAATATCGTTCGCCAGGCAATTATCAATTGTAGTAGTATAACTACCACTTTTGTTGCCACGATTGGTTTTGTAGACTGTTTGATAGTCGACTACATACGTGTCAATAGCATCTAATTCTTCAACAGCTCTTGCTTTATCCCATTTATCTGGGCACATCTGTTGAATCACTGATCGCTGAATTTTTCGAACTGCTTTAAATACCTGCCTATGCAAATACTTATCGTAATTCTTATAATCAGCATCAAAATAATTTGGATGCTTCGTCATATACGTAGCCAACTGTTGCCAACCAACTGATTTCGGATCTATTCCTACAGCATGATAGCATTTCAATCCAGCCTTTGTGTATGCTTCTTTGTACGGGCCGTACAGCGCTCCCGAAAACAAGATTAAATCCACTGGGATACAATGGAATACTCTCGTCCTTCCACTCTTCGCTTGCGCTATTTTGATGGGTTGGTCTTTTAATTTCGAACTTGAAAAACTCAAGATTCTATTTCCCATCTTCGCCTGTTGCAACTTCAGGATAACTCTATTTTTAAGAGCGTCTCCATTAGCATTAACCTTAAACGATCTGACTCCAGTAGCTTCATCTACATCGATAAAGTCACTCTTTTTCGGACTACCTGAAAGACTCCAAGGTAATCCTGATGCTTTGTTGACTTCCATACCCCTAACATATGTGTTATCTACATTTCCATTCAGGGCATAATCAAGCATTTCGTCAATATCGTCACTAACTTTCGTTAAAAGGTTTTCTGCTTTGAAAGTTGCAACTTGTTCCACCACCAACTGATCTACAATCCAGTCGATAATTCCTTGATCCAATTCTGGAAGAGTTTTTGCCATTTCACTATTCGGGCCTAAGATTAAACTTTTTCGGCCCTCAAGATTAGTTGGCAAATCTCCTTCAATATATGAATCATATGGATTCAATCGACCAGGTGCTAATTGTTCTTCAAATTGATCAGCAAATGGTGATTTGTGCCAATGGTCCAATGAGTCATTTGTCACAGGTAAACTAGGTCTTATTAGATTACCAACATACTCAACTTCTGGTCCAATTGGCAAATCGACAGGTAATCCTTGTGTGATAAGTTTGGCCCATGGGTCATCAAAATGTTCTTCTACGCCGTTGATGATTCCCAAGTCCTCAACAGTCAACATTGCTCCATACCACGTTTGTAGATTTGGAGAGTGATAACCGTGAAAACCTATCAGTTTTCCTGCCTTCTTTCCCGACGCCAAGACAATTGGACTTCCACAATCACCAAGTCGGCTTAGTTCGACACTTGACTGGAGTCCTTGCGCGCATGCGACCAGCTTCTTAGATATGTACTCGTTTCCACATAAAAATTCGGAAACTTGGAATGATGTTGTTCTCCCTAACCCCACGGTTCTATTTTTTGCAAAATAATGTAGGGTCGTACAATTCATCCATTCTACTTCTGACTGGTCAGCGGTTAACAAATATTTCGTAATAAGAGGGAAGTGGAATTTCTCTTTACTAATATTCGTCAACTGGATCGAGTAATCTAATTCGCACAATTTTTGTTCTGCTTCGGCTCTAGTCAAAATAATGGCTATAGCGATGTCACGTGTAAAATCAATTCTACGTTCATCAACTTTCGCTACTCCATAATGACCAGTTTGTGTTGCGCGACTAAATCGGATCCACTTATTCTGTCTGGCTGCGTGTGCAGGCACGATCAATATATTGTCGGATGCTAAAGCAAACACTTGTGTCCCGTTCAAAGCTAAGTTGTTCAAATTTTCACAACTCAGACAATGAACTTTAACTAAATGCTTATTCACTAGCACGTCCATAGTATCGGTCGCCTGCGTAGATGCTTGCGGTGCACCTAAAACCACTGATTTAACATCGATCGGTTTGCCTTTATTTAGCTGAATTTCAAGATCTTTCAAGTTCTTTGTTTGAGCACGTGTCCATCCAACTGGGCCTGATTGGGTTTTTGCGGTCACCAGGTCCAACTCGACACAATATAATATATTGTCGTTGCTCTCTTTCTTAAACCATCCATTGAATATCCATTCAGCATACGGCATTCCATGTGAGACTTTTATAGCGTGTTCTATCTCATCAAGGATGTTATCTTCAGTATCTTCTCCTCGCAACTGTAGAGAGATTATTCGTTTACTGTCTTCCTTAAACGTTACCACCTTTTTCCATTGAGGCGGGCGCGGTTCGGAGAATGAAAAGTCGTACGATTCTTCTCTTGCGGCATAGATAGCAATTGGGTTTTCTGGTGCTATCAAGTTCAAACCCACTATGTTGAGGTTGGGGTGTTCATCAATGTGATCAAACAGTTTTTCGATTGTTTCGAACTTAACATCACCGTCAAATTCTTTAACATGTTCGATACTATCCCCTTCAGCTTGTTCTTTGCCAAGTGTAAACTTCAATTTTTGAAGCTTAGTTGTTGCGATGTTCTTCTGTTTGGCTCGTTTTTCACCTTTACTTTGCTCTTCTCCAGCTATAGCATATTGGAAAGTTTTTACTATTGTGATAATAGCTAGACTTGTTATTGCTCCAACAGTAACCGCTGTAATAGCTGGTGCTTTATCGACAAGAAGGTCATTCCAATAATCTGAAATTGGAACACCTATCCTGGAAAGCATTGATAAAAGTGTGTGCATACCATCTTTTGTTAAACGAGTGTAGTAATTGTTAAATTGCCTATAACTTGAAGTTACTTCGGCTTTTATATCATTCACTACTTTTGCACAAATTGTCCCAGTTTTCGGCGGGGACGCCTGCAAATCTTCTAAGTAAACCTTAAAATTCTCCACCTCATGTTGAGGTTGGAGCCTAATAAGGTTCCAAAGAATATTTACTTTTTCTTCTCCTATAAGTGAGTGATACTTATAGTCCGAGTTTATGACGAGCTGGATCCATTCCCTATGTAGTTCTTCGTTTATAGGGAATCCATTCTGAGGGTAACTCTTTTTCGGAAATTGAGCTGTGTGAGCAATAACTCTTACTCTTTCTCCAACGTGTCCATTGTTCCCTGCTCCTCCTAACCATCTAATTCCATTTGTGACTGATTTTATTTCATGGAATAGAATGCCAGTCTCTAACTTGTCCACTAACTCTCTAAATCGAGAAGTCACTTTCACAAATCGTGTTCCACGAGATATAAAAGGAGACCAACAGTAAAGTGAAAATCTAGATTGAACAAACAATACTTTTTGCTTGTAAATAGAGTTAAACTTTATACGGTCTTCAACTTCCCAATCTTTGAGTGTAAGTAAGAAAGAATCTAGCGAGCTAGGATACAGATCCATATGTTTGGCAAAGCTTTTTCCTGAGATTTTGTGTTTCAAAGCTAATATCCAATCATTCACGTCCAGCCAGGTTGATCTTTTGATGTTGCCTCGGATTTGCGATAAGCTAATTTTTGCTAAGGCCAAATCAACTATATCTGTTTCCATCAAACTCAGCTCATCGTTCACGAAATTTTTGATTTGATCGTAAACTGTTTCATATGAATTCGCTGATGTCGAAGGAATTTCATCCATATCGATCAATTTATTCTCTTGCAACATTCGTTTGGCTGCGATCAACTGCAAACCTGTAAAAGGATTAATTCTAATTTTGACTTTTGTCGTAACTAGATTCTCTGCTACTCCTTCTACACACTCGGTGATGTACCTTCCTAACCAAGCACTAAAAGTTTCTGTTTTGTTAATACACATGGAATTAATGAGATTCCACGCTCTATAACTCAACATATTACTTCTTACATGATTTAATGTAGTTAAAGGTTCAACACCTAGCTCCCGCGACTCAACATCATAACCTTCCAAACTCCTTTCAATGATATTATCAAATCTAGTTAACAACTGATCTGAAATACCGCCATACATAACTTCTTCATCTAAGTTATCTTTGAGCGGTATAAATTTCTCATCTGTTTGGATAGGTCGGCTATTCAACTCAAATGTTTCGTCAAGGAAAGGCATGTTTTCGTCTCCTGAGCGGATTCTCAACAAGTGATCCCTCAATTCGCGCATTCGTTGTCTTCTCTCTAATTGCGCTCCATCCATTTGTTCTTGTCCGGTGATTCCCACATCTTTAATAGTGGAGTTATAGAAATTATTTTGAATAATCAAATCATCTCCAATTATCTTCACTATTTCACTCAAAGACATGGTTTTTAGTGTGCTGGTCGTGTTGCTTCCAATTGCACTAACAGCTTTCGACATTGGTCCGTAATAAAAATCGACCCAGTCATAGCTCTCGTCAATCGCTCCTCGTTTTGGCATTTTGTTCTTGTTCCTCCTCAAGCAAATTGTATGAGGGAATCGAGCATGCAATGCTTCGATATCCTCAATCGTCACACTTTTGTCTGGCAACTTGTTACAGGTCGTAAACACCAACTTACTTCTGTATGGTAAACCTTTTTGTTTCAAATCAGCTTGGTTTGTTCCTACTGCTGTATTAGAAATAAAAGTAAACCACATCAAATGATCCTTGTTGTCTTTTTGTTGAAAAGCATCATCTACATAAGTTATTTCTTGTCCGGTGTATCCTGTATCAAATTCATCTCTGCACTGCCTAGACCAAGTTGTCCATTTAGTGGCGTTTCTAAAAGAAATATCGCCATGTTCCTGAACATACTCGCATATTTTTCTTGAGAGGATTGCTACGAGGTTTGTCTTTCCGATTTGTTTTTCACCTTGTATGGTAACTCCTACGGGTTTTACTCGGGTTTGGTTGCTGTTCTCTAACACCTTAACTTCAATAAGTAGTACTTCGAGTGACGCCAGATGTTTTTGGCACTCTGTTACTACTTTATCTGATCGAAGTTCTTTTGTTTGCAAAGTGTTTAACTTATTTCTCAAAGTTGCAACCTTTTCCCTGATTTCGCCAACTCTTACAGCTCCTTGTGTTTGTAAGAACTCATTTGGGTTTAATTTAAGCGTTGTTTTCATCCATGTTTCCGCTTCCGATAACTCGTTAACTTCTTTCGCTACTTGCAAAATAGTGTCATATGAGCTATCTTTCATCATTCCCATTTTAATCATCAATGGCTGCATACGTTTTATTATATTTTCGCAAGCTTTTTGATTACGGTCCAAATTCACAAGAAAACTTTCAACTGGAACATCTCCAATTTGAGTCTTTGTAATCGTTAATCCCATTGCTACTATAGGTAGAACATCTTCCAACATTTCTTCTGTTCCCTCTATCGCCGGTCGATCTAGCATCCGCCCTACAGTACTTTCCCAAATACCAAGTGGTAACTTAAGAATGCTACTTATCATCGTAATTTTTGAGATAAGATCTTTTTTGTTCTTAATTTGCTGTAGTTCGTAGATCATCGTAATAAAGAATGTTGGATATTCTATGATTTGTTCTACACATCGCCCCAACACACCTCTACGTCCTGTTGTTCCAGTTGGGTTTGAGACTACTCTCCGTATAAAATTAACTTTTTCTGTTATTACGTTAATGTTATTTCTAATATATTTAATAAAAGCATACAAAATTGCAAAATAAAGGAAATATTTAATAATTATCCCGAATGGATTAAACAATTCTTCTACTCCTGTTCCTTTTAGAATATTTTCTGTAATTTTATGACGGAAAAGCATCTCCCTAACCATAGATGCTGAACTGGCAAATGCACACAAGGGTATAGCTATTACTAGCAATATCCATGGGCTCGCCACTAGGTCACGGAAAGACATCATGATACCTAGATTTTGCAACAAAGAATTGATGAAAGCTTCAATTAACATTGTTGTTTCTGCGAGATTTTATACCAATCAGCCTGGATTGGTGTGTTAGGTTTGTAAGTCTGTACTAACTGGCGCCATTTGAGAATAAAATTATAGGGAACGTCCGTTTTATATTCATATTCCCATGTATTCTCTTCCCACACCATTTTCGGTTTTGATAGGTATGGATTGAACTCCTTACTAAATTTGACCCATTTATTTCTGTATATCATCATTTCTCGTTTAAATTGATGATACAGATAACGGTCAGCTTTTTCATAAGCGTCCATAGCTGTGCCAGTGGTGACCCAGTTCCACCAAACTTTGTTAGGGATTCCTTTTGGTTTGTAACCATAAAAATGGATACTCCTTTTCTCCTCTGCTGGTGGTTTTGCAACATACCTAATCTTTTGTTTAGGTATACCAGTTTCACGGACTTTATCTGCGAAAGTTGTGTTAGTAACAACACTGTTCAACACTTCTTTTTGATGCTGAACGAGCTTAGAGGGATCAAATTCATACCAAGTACGAATAGTCTTTTTCAACTGGTGTTCCGTCATCTTCTTGCTCACTTTAAGTGGCATGCTTGGCTTCTCAACAAATTTCTTATGCTGAGTGTTTTCAATTTCCAAACATTGTTCCTGACCAACTACTTTGGTCTTGGTGATTTTAAGATTTACTCCTAAACTCTTGTGCTGCGTTTTCTTCACAATCTGAGGCTTCTCTTGTTTAATCTTCTTTGCCTCTTTCTTAACTGACTTAATAGTCGCTTCTCTCTCCTTCTTTAACTGCTTGTTTTCTTCTTCCAAAGCAGCATTCATCTTCTCGAGTTTGTCAACTCTCTCCATCAAAGATGCCAGTTGTTCAGAGATAGCAGAAACGCTTATCTCCTCACGAGGTGTAACAATTTCATCGATTGAACTCATCACGGTTGGCTGTGCCATGTTTTTATCGTCTGACTGCACAATTAGACTATCTCTTAATTCCTTAATAGAAAAACCTGAGAAAGGCTTAGTTTTCTTCTTCATAAAAAATAGATCAACCTCATCTATTTCTTTTTCGTATTCAACATTCCAACTAGGTTGTATCTTGTTAGATTCAACCATTTCCTTCATAAAAGCATGAGTTGCAGCTCGTTCCTTACCTCTTAAAACCTTCTTAGTTATATGTTGTTCTTCTTTAATAACTAGATTCAATTTCGGTTTAATAAAAGTATGGTTTTGCTTCTTCTCATATTTTATTTGTTTATCCAACTTTTCATCAAAAATTTCTGAAATCAAGAATTTCTGCTCTTTTGGTGCATCGTTCCTTCTAACAGTATATTCAATGTCAAGTTTAGTTCCGCGTTGTCGTCGTTTGGTACTCTTTCCCACAACCTGCGTACTACCAAAATGTACTCTCTCTAGTTGTGGTCCCTTTTTGTTTGTTTGATTGTTAATCATATTTGAATCTGTTTATACTCATGATTCGGTGTGAGGGTTTAAATCCATTATACTCCTGACTTATTAAGAGTTTCCATCTTGCAAAGATGGGGATTAAATATTATTTTACAATAGTAATTTAATCAGATGCTAAGCTCAATTAATATAATTGAATAGCTAGAATGATACATTTTACATCGATATCATTAGATGAGAATTATTCCCTACGATTATAAAGACTAATATAAATCAATCTAAATAAAAGATATTGATTTTTCAAGTTCAATATATAACTCTTTTTGTTCGTTTATTTGTTGTTTGCTCAAAGTTTCTGTTAAGAGGTTTCATAAGTATCCTGTTTACAACGGACCAGCATTATTCCCTTCGGCACTTCCGATACTCTACTAATCCTTAATACCAGAATCAGCATAATCAGCGAAGTGGTATCTCGCGCTTCTTTTTCCAGTACTCATTAACCCCCCCCCAGGGGCCTTTTTGC